TTGTTCGGTATCCGAAAGGAGTACGGACATGGGATTCGATCCCAAATCTGCTGCTCTCAGGCTTCGTGCGATCGGGATAAAACCCGGTTTAGCGCACCAACTGGTTTCCGATATCCAGAGATGGATCCGGGGATCAGGTGAAGAATGGACGGTGGAGAGGGTCAAGTCGATAAAACAAGACCTTCTTCGCCATTCGTGCGGGCTTCGGCCGTTAAGGTCGGCCTCATGGACCCGTTACCGCAGATCCGGGATCCCAAAAGGACCCTGGGGAGCCTTGTTCAAGCTCAGCCATAGCAATATGGTTGTGGCATGGAACGCGGTGATGGTATACACTGGCTTGGTATTCCAAGACCCGGATATCCGGGTAACTGCTAAGCAGTGGAATAAAGCCGTTTCCGCCATCCGGCGCGAAGCGTTGTCCGTGTCCAGCCTTGTGGAAGGTATGGCACTGGTCCACAGGAGTCCGCTCTGCGTTCCGGTTCGACTACCGGAGACGACAGGAGATCGTCTTATTGACTATCCTGTCAGGCCCTCACGCAGAGCCCCAATCGACCGTCAGACGACGGAAGAAGGAAAAGGGATTTTGAATCTCTGGCCGCTGATGAGGCGGCCCTTCTGGGCTACCGAAAACTGGGATATCCTCAGTGGTACCGTTGAGGGCCTGGAGAAGACCGTGGTTCCGTTCATGGAGTTGAACATCCAGGACGAGCTGCGGGCGGGAGGGGACCCGCCGGAAGAAATTCCGGAGATGGGACTCATTTCGCTCATCCAGGAGGCAGGCTACAAACTTAGGTTTGCAGCAAACCCTTACAGGGTTTATCAGGCGGCTTTGCAACCGCTTGGTCGTGCCCTCTTCGATACCTTGAGGAGGATTCCGAACGATTTCACGTTCGACCAGCAAGCCGGTGTTGACTTCGTGCAGCACCTCACGCGTGGGGAACAACCCATTGCGTCAATGGATTTGTCGAATGCAACCGACAATTTTCCATTGGCTCTCCAATTGGAGTTTCTTTCACGGTTGGGAGTTTCCTCCCGCTGGATCCAGTTTCTCAAGTCCACGTGTTCAGGTGAGTGGTTTACCTCAACTGCTCGCAGGGGCCCGTGGGTCTCTTTGAGTTGGACGGTGGGCAGTCCGTTAGGATTGTACCCGACCTTCCCTGCCTTTGCCTTGACACACCACGCTGTGGTGCAAGAGGCGTTTAGACTGGCAGGCCGAGACGTTTCCCAGAGGCTTCCGTACGCCGTTGTCGGCGACGATGTCGTGATCGGAGATCAGGACGTTGCCTCCATCTACAGACATATGATGGAGAGTCTTGGTGTGCCGATATCGGACCACAAGTCAATTGTGGCCCTCAACACGGCTGAGTTCGTCGGGCGGGTGATAACGCCTAACAGCGTTGTTCAGGGTTTCAAGTGGAAGGGTCGGATGTCCGATCAAAGTTTTGTCGACTTTGCCCGGATGATCGGCCCCGGGAGCCTCATATTAATGAGGCCCCGCCAGAAGAGGGTTCTCAGCTATATCGCTGACCTTCCCGAGCCTTATGGTCTCGGGTGGAACCCCTTCGGCATCCCCCTTTCTGAGCGCTTGACGCCAGACATAGAAATGGTCTGGTCCCGTGACGAACGGGTAAGGCACTTTGAAAGGCGTGCGCAACGACTTCATCGGCTCATTTACATGAGAGCTCCGAGTCGGCCGTTCCTCTCACTGGAAGAGATTTCAGTGAGTGACGCCTTGGCGTCCGACCAGGACGCGAGGGAGGTTGTGGAACAGCTTCTTCCCGGATGGGAATCTTGGGAAGAGGCCATCTGGCCCAACCTGTCTGAGGTTGCTCCCTTGCGGGATGTGACCCCAGACACCCTCCACGGACTCCGTCTTATGC